TCAGTCGGTAGCTGCTGGGTGCAGTTGCTGTGAGGGCATGGCCGGCACCACCACCCCCGCCAAGAAATTCCGCTCCAAGTGGACCCGCATCGCCGTCGAAGGCGCGACCACCGATGGCCGCACCATCGAGCGCAGCTGGATCGAAGACATCGCAGCCCAATACAACCCGGCCACCTACGGCGCCCGCATCAACTGCGAGCACATCAAAGGCATCGCCCCGGACACCCCGTTTGGCGCCTACGGCGACGTGCTCGCGGTCAAGGCCGAAGAGGTCGAACTCAACGGCGAGAAGAAGCTCGCGCTGTATGCACAGATCGAACCCAACGACGCGCTGCTGGCCCTGAACAAGAAGCGCCAGAAGGTCTACACCTCCATCGAGGTGCAGCCCAAGTTCGCCGACACCGGCAAGGCCTACCTCATCGGCCTGGCCATCACCGACAGCCCCGCCAGCCTGGGCACCGAAGCGCTCGAATTCAGCGCAAAGCACGGCACCCTGGCCAATCGCAAACAGCATCCGGACAACCTGTTCACCGCGGCCGAGGAAGTCGAGCTGCAGTTCGAGGAGGTCACCGACCAGCCCGGCGCCTTCAAGGACTTGGCCGCCCGCGTCAAGGCCCTGTTCACCAAGGGCAAGGAAACCGAGGGCCAGTTCAGCGAGCTGGGCGAGGCCGTGACCTCCCTGGTCGATTTCGCCGAAAAGCAACAGGCCAGCCTCGAAGCGTTCCGCACCGAGTCCACCGCGCTGGGCGAGAAGGTCACCAAGCTCGAGGAAACCGTGGCGGATCTGACCACCAAGCTCGGCCAGACCCAGGACCACAACCAGCAGCAGCGCCCGCCGGTTCCCGGCAACAGCCAGCAAGTCCTCACCCAATACTGACCGACGCCGGAGCACCCCATGCGTAACGAAACCCGCAAACTGTTCAACGGCTACCTGCAGCAGGTGGCCAAGCTCAACGGCGTGGACAACGCCACCGAGAAATTCAACGTCACCCCGACCGTGCAGCAGAAGCTGGAAACCGCCATCCAGGAAGCCAGCGGTCTGCTAAAAAGCATCAACATCATCGGCGTTGAGCAGCAAGAGGGTGAATCCCTGTTGTTGGGCGTCAACGGCCCGATTGCCAGCCGCACCAACACCGCAGGCGGCAACCGTCGCAACCCGGCCGACCGCAGCGCGCTGACCAAAGACAGCTATGCCTGCAAACAGACCAACTTCGACAGCGCGTTCCCCTACGCACTCATCGACGCCTGGGCCAAGTTCCCGGACTTCCAGGTGCGCCTGTCCAGCTCCATCACCGAGCGCCAGGCACTGGATCGCATCATGATCGGTTTCAACGGCACCAGTGCCGCTGCCGTGTCGGACCTTGCCACTAACCAGCTGCTGCAGGACGTCAACATCGGCTGGCTGCAGAAGATCCGCACCGGCGCGGCCGACCGCGTGCTCGACGAAGTCGTCGACGCTTCCGGCAAGGTGACCGTGGGCGCCACTGGCGACTACAAGACCCTCGACGGCGTGGTGTTCGACGCCGTGCAGATGCTCGACCCATGGCACCGCAGCCACCCCAACCTGGTGGTCATGGTTTCCCGCGACCTGCTGCACGACAAGCTTCTCGCCGCAGTCGAGAAGGGCGCAGCTTCCAACCAGGAAGAGAACGCTGCCGACCAGATCGTCACCAAGGCCCGCCTCGGTGGCCTGCCGATCGTCGACGCGCCGTTCTTCCCGGTACCGTGCTGGTCACCACCCTGAGCAACCTCTCCATCTACTTCCAGGAAGGCGCACGCCGCCGCCATGTGAAGGACGAGCCGGAGTACGACCGCATCGCTGACTACCAGTCGAGCAACGATGCCTACGTGATCGAGGACTTCGGTCTGGTCGCCCTGGTCGAAAACATCGAGGCGGTGTAACCCATGCTCAGCCCAGCCCAACGCAACCAGCTACGCAAACGCGCAGCCCTGCAGGCAGCTGAGGTAGCCCCGGCCATGTCCATGGCCGGCGCCACCGCCTACGAACAGCAGCTGCTGCAACTCAACCAGGACCGGCTGCGCCTCAAGCAGGTGCAGTCGGAGCAGGGCAAGGCTGAGCTCAAGCGTTTGCTCATCCCGGCCTATCAGCCCTACATCGAAGGCGTGCTGGCCGCCGGTAAAGGCGCCCAGGACGATGTGCTCACCACGCTTATGGTCTGGTCCATCGACGCGGGCGACTTCGCCGGCGCACTGGCCATCGGTCGTTACGTGCTCGAGCACAGCCTCAAGATGCCCGACCGCTTCGCGCGTACCACCGGATGCCTGCTGGCGGAGGAGGTGGCCAACGCTGCCCTCAAGCAGCAGAAAGCCGGCGCACCGTTTGACCGTTTCGTCCTGTCGCTCGCCGCAGACATCACCGCCGAGCACGACATGCCGGACGAAGCACGCGCCAAGCTGCACCTCGCCCTGGGCAAGGCCTATCTGGCCGAGCTGGACGAAGCGGCGCCAAACGCTGAAGGCATGGAGGAAGCACGCGCCCACCTGGCCCGTGCCATCGACCTGCACAGCAACTGCGGTGGCAAAAAGGATCTGGAGCGCGTCGAGCGCCTCCTCAAGAAACACGCGGAAAGCAAGCCAACCGAACCCGGTACCGGCGAGCCCACCGAGCCCGACCAGCCGACGTCCGAGCAAGACGAAAGCCAGCCGAGCGAAGAGGGCGCACCGAGCACCGTACCCGGGACCGGCGAACCACCCGCTAACTGAGCGTCCCCCACGCACTCGGCGGCTCGGGGCTGATCGACAGGCTTTCTCCTTGGCCTTGTCGTGAAGCCCCGACCACCGCCGAACTAGGGCAAGAATTCATGAGCGCATTCATCGCAGCAGGCGGCAGCACTGCGCCGTACCCCATTAGCAACGATGGCTGGTTTCCAGACATCGATGGCCAGCACCTGCGCGAGTCCCTGCGCCTGGACGGCAGCATTACCGATGCCCGTCTCGAAACCGCAGCCGTCAACGCGGTGATTGAGATCAACCGAGAACTGAAATCCTGGAAGGTCCAGCAGCTCGCTGCCGGCAACGCCAGCCTGGCCGATGTGCCGGCTGACTCCATCCAGGGCGAAAGCCAGCTGCTGCACCTCTACCGCCGCGCCATCTACTGCAGCGCAGGCGCCGAGCTGGCCGAGCGTATGCGCGATTACAGCGCCACCGGTGACGGTGCAGAGCGTGCCGAGGCCCTGACCCCGACCGCCGACGAATACCGC